TCTACATCTTCCCCTCCCTGGTGACGAATCAGGTCAAGGTAAGTGTCATCATAGACAAAAAGAAGATTACTACTCGGACATAGTGCTCCAGACTGCCGGCGCGAGAGCGTCCAATTCAAGAGTCAACGCTTGTTTATTCGAGCGTCGCTCTTTATCGGACATCTCAAGCAGTTGTTCAGTCAACAGGTCATAATAGAATGCAAATTGACCATCATTTGGTTCGTATTCGTCATTGTATATTAAACGATAACGAATCGATCCAGAATAATCGCCAATTAGCATAACTAGATGAGCATAGGATTCTGCAATTTCGGCAGCTGTACCCTTTGTCAAGTGCGGTTCCTGTTCATCAGGAGCCAGCATTCGGCCTAACTCGGTCATTGGCCCGGTGATTAATGATTCACCGATAGCCCGATCGATAGGGTTAGCAAAGGTTGTGCTTGCCAGGAAATGCAGGATTGGCCGATTAACATCAGTTAACTCGGGCACTCCTACAGTTGATGAACGATGCAGACTTGGAATCATCGATACTGGGAAATAATCACTTGGAGGATTCTCCACGATTTTATCTCCCAATCGACGTCCAAAGTTCTGCACAGTTTGTTCACAAACTCCTAGCAGACCTAACCAGTACTTACGTGCTGGTGACATCAGAAGCAATTTATCCGACCAATTTGAGGTCACCCGTAGCGGGTCTCCGTAAAGAGTTTTCCCTTTATCGCAAAGATAAGAGAAAGTTCTCCAAAACGGAGGTGCTTGGTCCCATCGGAATAACCGACCACTAGGGTTAATACCCTTAGTAATCGGATCTTCCGTAGGATAGAGCAGAGCCGCCACTAGGGCCCTCAATTCATCAGGAATGATTCCTCCTGACATCTTCGCGAAAGCACCACTGGCGTATGATAACCGACCTACCGAACTTCTTACAACAGAAGTAAGGATAGACGGAATATTATCAATAAATCCACCACGTGCTACCAATTTCACAAGAGCATTCACTCTCTGTCCTAAAGAATTGATCATCAATTCATCTTTAAGGGAAAGGGGAGACAAGTTGTGACTCCCCCAACAGATCTGAGCCGCAAACGTAAACAAGGAATTTCCTTGAACAGCGGTTTCCGGCACAGAAATGAATCCTTTTTGATTAATTGGGATCTCATATTCAGAACATAGAGAGCGATATGCCTCAGCTACTTCTGTCCCAGAAATTACAATATCATCACCAAGCACACGGTATCCTTCATAAGGAGCCTGACCAACTTGCATCGCTGCAAGCTGGACTAGTGCGTGATGAGTAATGGCTAACATAGCCCAAGAGGACAAAGTCCCTATTGGTTGACCCCGTCCATAACGAACGGGTTTACCAGGGATTTTGTAAGGAAGATCAAACTCACGATCAACTATTAATAACTTCCATAATCGAGCAGGTTCCGGACCAAGCCAATAGGCTAGGATCGATTCCGACAAGACCACTGGAATGTTATCAGTAGCTGCTGATAGGTCGAACGAATATAAAGGAGTATTTGCATACTTCTGTCTAAACGTATCAACCGCAGCATCTTGATCGAAAGTCCCATCAGTGGGAAGAGATTTGAGCAGCTGAAAC